TTCGTGGTTCTTTAATACCACTATTTAATCTCCCAATGAATTCCTAATAGTTTGTATAGTCCTCTGCGGATCATCGGTGGTTTATCATTTACTTTGAGTACGGTGGTATCTACGTCTAACTGTAATGTTCCAGCGGAGATAGAAGTTGTACTCCATTGTTGATTGGCAAGTGTATATCCTGTTTCAACTGGTGTGGAGTATTCAACTGGCACATAGTATTTCGGTTGATTACATTCAGTATAATCTAAATCTAACGGTATCTGTTCTGTAAGTGGCCAGAAGAATTGTATTTCTAGTTGTAGATTCATTCTACAATACCCTCTAAAAAAGTTGGTTTCACTTTTTATTCTCCAATAGTTTAATGATATAGCATAGAGCAATCAAGTGAGAGATATTGTGAGCACCTATCATACTGAAGCCAAGGTAGAAAAATATAAAGATACTAAAGCGATACTCTGATATTTCTGCGGCTACTACACTAAAGAAGTCCTCAGCGATTTGCAGGTACTTCTTGCACTTCTCTTTTACTTGCATCATTTTTCTTCTATCCAATCTAGTTTATGTTTTTTAATCTTTTGCATAAGTTTATGAATATTACTATCTGTTTCTTTTAGTTTACCCTCTAGCCAGAATTCAAAGGCTCTACTGTTCTTTTTGAATTCTATCTTTGTTACTGTCTTGGAGGGTTTTAAGTTTGTTAAGTTCTTTTCTGTATCGTTTAATATCGTCATAATCTTCCTTTGAGGTCATGAATACTACCCATAGAAAAACAAATGGGGCTAATGGTATGGCAAGTATGAATAAGGTATAGAACCAAATAAATCTTAGCCAATATAATACTTTGGATTTAAATAGCTTAAAGAGTATATCTAATAAAATACCAATCTTTACTGATTTGGTTGGAGGTGTGGGTAAAGACGCTTTGAAGTAATCTTTGGTTTGATGGAGAACCGTCAGGAATCGCTGGAAAATCATAATATGTAATTGTATGTTAGGTGCTTAAGTTTCGCTGTCATCGTTTTGTAATATGTTTTAATATATATACTAGTATAAACACTAATAAGGATATCAAATGGCAGCATTAATAATTTTTCTTTTAACGGTATGGATTCTAATGATTGTAGCTAAGGTCTTTGTTTTAAATGGACTGCAAACAGGAACAGGATTGGATGACTATATCAATAGCCGGAAACCGTCCAATGCAAGTGAAGTTGAAAGATTTACCAGAGAATTTTATAGCTCTGCAAAACAATGGCATTAATCTCTATACTTCGTAATCGCTGTAGTCTTTTAAAATCTGAATTACTTGTTTGATTGAAATGCTATAAAGTAGGGCTATGTCTTCCACAGTATCACCATTCTCATAGTCCTCTATAATACTATTCACAAAATCTTTAATGTACGACAACTCTTAATACTCCTGTTATTTAAAAATACTTGACCATGTTTTAAGTTTTTCACGTTTTCTTTTTCGTGCTTCGTTTAAGTTAGAGTCTGATATAATACCATTCTCTACCAGAATATCAATCATACAAAGTAAATCGCCAGCTTCTTCCTCAAGGCGTTGTTTGTTTGTTGGTGCCCAATCTTCACCTCTAGGCCAACAATCGTTAGGCCCAAATCGAAATACTTTAGATATTGCTTGGATTACTTCAGCACATTCTTCTTGGGTAATTAATAATACTTCTTTAGTTTTATCATCCATCATAGTTTTAATAACTTTTCAACTTGAATAACAGATTCTTTAATCTGCCAAGTCTTATCGTTTTGTCCATATACAAAAGTTGTTGGGGTTCCTTCTTCAGTTACTCCTTCATATATCGAAATAATAACATCAGTATTTAATAGGAACTTCTTATCTTCAAATCCTTTTACTGCATTAGTTAATTTAACAATCACAATTCACCTTCCTCATCTTCACTTACAAATAAAATCACAGGCATAAAATCTGCCACCTTTATTAAAGCTTCTTTTCTACTTGAAGCAAGAACACTACAGTTATAAATTCCGTCCACCATTCTAATGTTAAACGGTACAACTCCTTTAATCACCCAAGATTCTTCCACAATACATTTTATTTCCCACACCTTCACTTCTCTACAACCTTTAATTAGATTGTCATAGATTTTCTTGGGGTTAAAATCATCAGCTTCACCAATCATTATTCTGTCAATAGAGTTGGTTTGTTTCCTCTATCTGTATATTCTGTTGCAAAGTTGGTGGCTTCGGATTCATTCATAAACACTTTACTGAATGAGTATGGTTGTTGTGCTGTCCCATAATTCACTTTGTAATATGATTTATCTTCAGCTTCACATATTATGGCCATAAATTTTCCAGAACCACCAACAAAAGTTGCTATATCTTTCATGATATCATTCCTATAAATCGGTTTAATACTACACGGTTACTCAAACGGTTGCCTGCATATTTACTAAATGCAGAAACCAAACCACGGGTTGTGGCATTCTCTTTTACTTCAAAAGTTGTATCTTCTTCCGTATCTAATGCTTCAGAACGGACAACATAATATTCATCAAATCCTGCTGTAGTTACAACAGCATATTTGTTTTTACGGAAATCACTTTTAATTTTTTCGTAATTTACAATAGACGATGGATAAAAGTGATACATTTTTCTGTTGAATTCACGACCAGCAATTACATAGAATCCTATAACATTACAATTGGTACGAGCTTTCAGTAATTTTATTAAACTTGAAGTTTGGTGATTACTATTGTATATATTTTCCATACGTTCTTCATTTTTGGTAATACTATCTCTCATTACCAAACCAGTTTTAGAACCATATCTATCACCAACATAATTTACAAAATTATTACCGTCTCTATCAGTATCCCAAAATTGTCTAATAGTTGATCCTTCACCATCAGTTAAAAATACCGTATTGACAACTTGTAACTTGTATTTTTTCTGGAATTCTGGAATAATTTCCATTGCACTAATAATAGCTTCATTTAATGGAGTACCACCTAATCCCATCCATGAAGGACAATATCTTGTATTTTTAGATAAGAACACCAATGATGCAGCTGCATAGTTAAATTCACTTGCTGACATTGTGCTAGATAACAAATTCAATAATTGTATATCACGAATAACTAAATCGTTTTTCTTAGGCGCTTGTTTGAATATTGTACTAATCTCGGAGTCAGCAGAAGCGAAAGCATATACTTCATAAGGAATATTTACCTTCTTGCAAAACATTACCAAAGAGAATAATTGTTTTACTGTGTTTTCAAGATGGTCGCACATAGAACCAGACCAATCAAGGAACATTACTAGTCCATGAGATTTGCCATTAGGAACAACGGAGATTTTCTTAAAGATATCTTCGCTGAATTGATAGGAGAAAATACGCTTCATATCAATTTCACCAGTCTTGGCAGTAGAAGCACGTTTTAATTGTTCCGCATTTTTACGCAATTCAAATTCTTTAGCCAAATACGATACCACTTTGTTTGTCTCACGGCGAATCTTTTGGAATTCTTCGTTACTAGTTCCATCACCATAATGATTGGCAGCATAACTTGCATACCTTTTGTATAGTTCTTTATGGTGCATGATAACATCAGCTGGTTTTACTTTTGGAATATTAGTATAAACCCACTCTCTTGCATTTTCAGCAAATAACTTTTTCTCATTTTGTTTAAAAGCTTCATCTGTGAAAGAACGAATATTATCATTCTCCACATTTTTAGGTTGGAAGTTATCGTTGTGATTAATGATTTCATTTTCTTCATCAAGGTCAGCACCAGTATCAGCTGATTCTGACATACGGGAATTTTTCTCTTTAGAATCTTCCCAATCATTTTGAGTATTGTCATAGTTATTGTTTTGACCTTCTTGCTGTTCACCTTCTTCCTGTTTTTCCTCCTCAGGAGATTCTTCAGGTTGAGAAGCTTTACGCTCTTCTTCCTTCTTTTTCATAAATTCCATAATACGTTTGGATAAATCAATTACTTCATCATAAGTTTCCGTAGTTTCGGCTTCTTTAAGAAGGACTTTTTCTTCGTCATCAAATTTAATACCCAATGAAACACCAATTTTGGAATATAAATTTAATCGGTCAATAAAATTTAATTCATTGACATTAACACCTCTAGTAGAAAAAAAGTTTTTCTCACATAGACCACTATATGCACGGATAAAGGATGCACGGAGGCCTGGATATTTGTGTTTTATTTTACGCTCAATTCGGACATCTTCAACAACATTCGTTATAGAATGTGGAATTTTTTCATCTTCAGCTTTTCTTACACCATCAAGTGGTGTATAGAGAGCATGGCCAACTTCATGACCCATAAAAAGGTCATACTCAAAAGATGTAATTTTTTCATCTAAAGTGGGAACTATAAGAATTCTATTATTCACATCAAACATAGCAGTATTGACATTCTTCTGCTCAATGATTATATTTTCAGTTGCCATCAATTTAGCAAGTAACGATTTTGATTCTATGAGATTTTGCATATATTTCTCCTATTTAAGAGACCATTATCTCATAAACCGAGAATTTTGTCAAGAAAAACATGAAAATGTGTTGTTTTTTTGCAAAAAAGTGATTATCTGAGCTCATTTTGTAATTTTTGGTAGTTTTCCAAGTCTTTTTCCATTTGAGACAAGTTTGCCCATTTTCTGGTAACAATATCCAAGCGTTTCCACGGTGGAATTTCATTATCATCAACCTTAGCATCAAGCCAAATGTAATATCCTGTCTCATTCATGCTTAATTCCTTCATTTTTATCAAAAATTTGTTGTGATATTGATATTGCCAACTCATCCGCCAGCTTTGGATTGAATTTTACTAAAAAATATGCTACATCATCAATAGGTAGGTGCTTTAAATTAAAGATTACCGAGTCAATACCTTGATAAATTTGAGTTTTTTCGTGTTCCATCAACATTTTTGTTTTCCTTAATGTAATGTGTTGTTTTCAAGCTCTAAAATACGATTTCTCAAAAGATAAATTGCTTCTTCCTTTTGATTTACATCAGCAAAGTCAAAATATTCTTCTAAAATATCATAAGGACAGTTTACTAGAAAATTTAAATTATTTTCATTAATTTCTTCTTCAGTCATTTCATCTGGTTCATAGTTAATTTTTATCATCATTATCTCCTCATGGTTGCTATATCAATTGCTTCATCGGTATTGAAAACAGGTACTGCGTTAGACTTGTGTAATGTTCCAATACCTAACATTTTATCTCCTGTGTAGATTTTATCATCAGGTTTGGAACAAACACTCATATTATCAGGATTTTTACTTGGGTAAAATGGCGTTTCCCTGCCTGCAGGAATACTATAAGTAGGAAAAGATGATTTTGATTTAATTTTACTTGTGGAATTTGTTTTGGCAAATTTAGGATATGGTTTGGAAACCTCTAAAATCCATTCCTCATACTGTTCACGCTTTTTCTTTGATACTTTTTTAGGTTTTGATTTTGGAATATAACCGTAAATAATCATAATGTAAACTCCTAGTTTGGAGTAACCATTATAATACAGTTTTGAGTAAATGTCAAGCTGGTGTTGTATAATTACAACTAATGTACCTGTACCTTATTTCAAAGGCGGACATTCCTACTTATAACATTTTTTTGATATATTAGTGGTAAACTTATACTTTATTTCATTACTTCAAAATTAATGCCTCGGATTTTCTTCTCTGGCATATTATACATATCTTCCTGTGAAATATAAGTTATCTCAGCATTGGGATAACAAATCTTTACAAGTTTAAGTAAAAGGCAAACTGTACCATCAGAATCATCAAATGAAAATATCTCATCAACACATTTAAGAGATTTAATTATCTCACGGCGTGTATCGTAGTTTTGCATAAAACCACCACGAGCATATAACATCCACCAATCAGTATGAACGCCGACAATTAACCAATCTCCTTTTGCATTACATCTTTTTAAGAAGGATAGTTCCTCATAGCTTAGTGGATCAAATTCTCCACATACTACTATTATTTTATCTCTTGCTGGCATTTAAGGTAATAGTTCTGGAAAAGCCTCTTTAACAAATTTATAATCCAAACCTTTTACGCCTTGGTCTTTTTTGAATATACCTATAATAACTTCTGCTTCACGAGGTTCAATTGATTCTAATAACTGAATCAATAACTCATTCTGTTTTCTAGGTGTTAAACCATCAGCTGTTGGGTTTCCTTTTTGAAACAAATATAACTTCCGTATTTCCGTGGAAAGTTGGCAATTAGAAATACCAGCCACACTATCTTGGTTTATTTTATAATTTTCTGGAAGTTCAATTACTCTCCAATTTATATCTGGATGGTAAGTATACTTTAATACTTCAATAAGAGTTTTTGATAAATTCTTTTGAATTACACCCATACGCTCTTTTTTATTTTTCGCTTCTTCAAATTCATCAAACACTTCATAGATATTTTTCATTAAAATTCCTCTATCACTTCCATTAAGTTTTTCAGTTTATGTTCCATAAAATAATTTAACAATTGATTCCTTTTTGCTGGAACTGTTTCATCATATGTATTTATGATTTTTTCTTTGATGTCCTGTGGTATCTTTTTTAGGTCAATTAGTGTTGCGTTCCTAGTAAAATTGGCCATATCAGTATCGTTATAGTCCTCTACATTTTCCCATAGATACTTATCTATTATTGCTTTGGTGATAGGCTTCTGTCTTAAATCACGGACAAAACAATCCGATGGTGAAAACATATTGGGTATACCATCACCCTTATCACCACGAATAATCTTTTCTTTTAAATCCATTATTGGATTTTCAGATTTGATAAATTTCTTTTGAGCAGGATTATATTGTTTAACATTATCACCATATTGTTGTAATTGTAAAAAATCACCATCACTTGATAGAATCAAAATCTTTTCCGTTTGAGCATATCGTGGAACTAATGTACCAATAATATCGTCAGCTTCCGCACCTTCAACATCAATCACTTTATATGGAAAGTTTTCACGGAGTTCTAATTTAAATTTGGCAAGCATATCAAAAATTAAATGCCAGTCTAAATCTGATTTTTCTCTTGTTTTCTTACGACCTGCTTTGTAGAAAGGAAAGAATTCTTTTCTCCAATATTTCCTATTATCACAACACAGTATAGCATCACCGTAATCTTTACGGAAATTTTTAATGTGCATACGGAGAATATTAAGAATTAAATGCCTAACCAAACTCTCATCTAGTTTAACATTTTTTTGGTTGGAAATCTGTGCCATTAGGCCAGACAATAATACCTGATTTAAATCAACGAGAATCATAACAAACTTTCAAATAGTTTCAATATAGCTATTTTACATCATTTTCTTGATACTGTCAAGCAGTTTTTTAACTATTTTTGGTGAAGTGGTAGTTTTCTTTGCAACTATACCATAAAAACCAGCTGGTATTAATTCCGAAATGTATTCTAGTGGGTCTATAAGTATTGCTTCAAAATGATCCATACTGTCAGCATCATATTTGGTAGAATCTTCTTTATGGTCACGAAATAAAATAATGTGGTATTTTTTACCTATTGATGATTCTTCAACTGGCTTTCCACGATTTTTATATTCTGTTCCTTGGACTTCAATTGAATTTTTTAAGTCACCTTCTAAAAAAGTCAAAAAGTCATAATCTTGGTTCTTCATTGGATATAGGTAGTCTAACATTCTTTCCTTTAAGGTGTGATTTTCTCACCCTTACCATAATCCAAGTGTTGTAGTATTCATCAGATTCTAAAGCACCACGAATAAACTGTTCTTTAGCTTCCAAATATCCACAATCACCTTTAGAAAGGCAAAGATGCAATATTTCACGATTAAAATTATCGTGTCCTAATTGTAACACATCTTTAGTGAGTTCGGCACTACTTCCGTAGTAAGTTTGCCAATCACTAGAAGCTTTGTACTTCTTTTTTTTACCTTTGACTTGTTTGGTTTTGGCAGAATAAAAGAATTTCTTACCTATGTATTTTCTATTATTCGTTTTATTGGTAATGCGGTAAACGAATCCGTAATTATCACCAATCAAGTCTTCCGTAAAATCTTTGCCATCAAATTGCCAGTTTAGTCCCATTCCTCATTATCCAATTCATCATCTTCTTCTATATAGTCCTCAGATAATTCTTGGATAACTTCACCACAAAATGGGCAATGTTCTGGCAATTCTTGTGAAACCATTTCTTCCATATATTCAACGCTGTATGTTGATTCGCAATTTGAACAATCTCCTGACATTATTTTCTGTGTCATTATAATTCCTTAATGTGCCCAAACATCACCCCAATCTCCAGATAAAGAACCTTTCGCATAATCAGTTGCTCTATTCTCAAAAAAGTTTGTATGTGTTGGTGCGTTAATCATCTCCTCAACCCATGGCAAAGGATTTCTTTTCACTTTAAAGTGGCCTTTGAGTCCAAGAGAAATCAATCGGCGGTCACAAATATAACGAATATACTTCTTTACATCATCAGCTGTTAAATCTTCCATGGCACCCATTTGAAATGCCAAGTCAATAAACTTATCTTCAAGTTCAACCATTTTTTCAGCTATAGTATATATACTGGACTTTAATTCATCATTCCAAATCTCACGATTTTCTTCAACATAAGTTCTAAACAATTTAATCATTGATTCACAATGTTGTGTTTCATCAACGATTGACCATGTTACAATTTGACCCATGCCTTTCATTTTACCATGGCGTGGGAAATTTAATAACATAATGAATGAGGAGAATAATTGCATACCTTCAGTAAAGGCAGAGAATACCGCAATATGTGTAGCTGTACTTTCTTTGGTAGAATTTTTACTAGCAACACCTAAAACATAGTCATGCTTCTCAACCATCTCTTTGTATTCCATGAATTCATTGTATGTTGTTTCAGGTAAACCCAATGTTTCAATTAAGTGTGAGTATGCGGCCACATGGAGTGCTTCACGAGCTGCAAAACCCATTAACATCATTCTTACTTCTGGTTGTGGAAAATAAGGAAGATAATTATGAACATATCCACCAGCCACATCAATATCACCTTGT